TGGCGCTAAGAGGCTGTCAGACACAGCTATCGCCGCAGCAGTGGCATCCATTGCCGACGGCGGGCTGAGAATTAACACGACATGGTCCAATGACCTGATGCAGATGAATATTACGGGACGAACCAGCCTTGCCGAGATGCAGTCTGACGTGAAGATTGCGATGGCCACATTGCTGACGATATACGCCTCCACCAATTTGAATGGTGCATGGTCGGCAAATCTTGGGAAGCTGACGGCCACAACAAGATCCATTATGTCACAGGTAGAAACAACGATTAAGGGATCGCTGAACAGCATAGAGCAGCAGTTTGCAAATACAAGATTGGAGTTCAGCAGAAATATTAAACTTCCGCACTTCTCTATGTCCGGATCCTTTGACCCGCAAAGCGGCAGTACGCCGCACGTCAGTGTGGACTGGTACAGGAAGGCGTATGACAATGCGTATATTCTGAATGGCGCCACAATATTTGGAGCCATGAATGGAAACCTGCTGGGAGGGGGAGAAGGAAGAGGATCTGAAATTGTCATTGGAACTGAAAGACTGGCAGAAGTAATCAGGGAAGCCGTAGGCGGAACAGGTGGATTCAATCAGCAGGTCGTCATTAATTCGCCGAAGGAGCTGTCGCCGTCAGAAGTAGCGCGGCAGACGAGAAATGCCACGAGGGACATGGTACTGGCACTTAGAGGGGTGTAATGAAAAACATAAGAAGGATTACATGTTCAAACAGTGACGGGTACAGTGTAACATTTGGGGAAAGGAAGTTATCGCCATTTCTTTTAGTAGAGGCGGACGGATGCTACGAAGCATCGAACAATGTTACTGTTTCCGAAAACACAATGATTGATGGCGGATCCTATCAGGGGAGCGTCGCGGCAGTCAGAAATATTGTGCTGACGGTGGCAGACAACGCTAACTACGTGGAAGACAGGGAACTGCTTTACAGACTCTTTAAAGCAGGCGAGCGTGGAAGACTTGTTTTTTACGAGAAGTCCGACGGGACAGAAATACAGAGATATACAGATTACTATGTTGAAAACATAAAAGGCACAGGAAAGAACGGGAGCCGGACACATCAGATCAGCCTGATATGCCCGGACCCGTTTTTCTATGACATGGACGATGTCAAGGTATCAATGGCTGCATGGATCAGTGATTTTACTTTCCAACATGAATTCCATAAGTGGGAGGAGATTGGCCATAGATCGGATGTGCGGCTGCAGGATATCCGAAATGATACGGCAACGGACGGGATCGGACTGACAATTCTAATAATTGCTAACGGAACCGTGAAGAACCCTGCCATTGTGCATGTCGAAAAGAATGAGCGTCTCCAGATTGGAAGCAGCAGTAATCCGTTTACGATGAACTCCGGAGACCAGATCAGAATTACAACCGGAGCAGGGGACAAGCACTTGTACTATACATCGGTCGAAACAGGTGCCGAGAAGGAGGTCAGTCAGTATTTAACGGAAGAATCAGAGTTTATCCAGCTTGGACGCGGAGACAATACAATCGGATATGATGCTGGGACAGGTGTTGTGAACATGACGATCACGATATCTTACCGGCTGCGTTACGCGGGAGCATGATACATGGAAATAAGAATATATGATCCTGATCTGAATTTTCAAGGAATCATTGAGAATCAGACATCTCTGATCTGGAGAAGACGGTATGTAAAGGCAGGAGAGTTTGAACTGCACGCACCGATAACGGATGAAAATGTACGAATGTTGAAAATGGGGAATATTGTCAGCATGCGTGGAGCTGTAGAAGCCGGCGTAATTGAGTACATCATCATGGAGCAGACAAACTTCAAGAATCAGATTGTTGTCAAGGGACGATTCCTATCCTGCTATCTTGGACGTCGTATTATTCATGGCACATACAGCGCAAACAATAAGAACGCTGCGACGATCATGGAAGATATCATCCGAAGCTGCGCAACAATCCCTTTGCTTACGGATTACGTTAGTAAGGCGTCTGAAAATCGCGTAACGATGCAGGCGACCTATAAAAATGTGTTGGAAATCGTGCAGAAGCTGGCGGCCTCTACCGGGATGGGGTTTCGAATCCGACCGGACTTTACCAACAAATATTTAACGTTTGAGACCTTTGAAGGACTCGATCGCACATTTCTGCAGAGCGAACGGCCGAGAGTTGTATTTTCTGACGCTTACAGCAACATTTCCGAAGCAAAGTATACGGATAATGATCAGACGTATGCAAACTTCGCATATGTCGGCGGTGCAGGAGAAGGAAGTAGCAGAACGATCGTAACAACAGGTGATGCAACGGCAGCAGGGCTGGATCTTCGAGAAATATTTGTGGATGCGAAGGACCTGCAGAAACAGGACGGAATGACCGATCAAACTTATGCAAGCATCCTGACTCAGCGGGGAGAAGAGAAGCTCGCAGAAAGGAGGAGAGCAGAATCATTCGAATGTAAGACAATTGCGAACAGTAATTTCCGCTACAAAACAGATTATGATCTTGGCGATGTAGTTGTAGTAAGAAAGGAATTTTGGGGCGTTTCAAGCAATCTGCGAATTACAGAGCTGCAGGAAACATATGAGTACGGATCCATGACAGTTGAACCGACATTTGGCGTTCCGCTTCCGGAATCCGTGGATTGGAGTAAGGACTAATGGCTGATGCAAAGAACAATGGATATTTTTGGAATTCAGACAATGCAGACCGTGTCTATGATGCTGACAGTTTTTCTAACTGGCTGAAAAAATTCTTTACGACAGGCGTATTCAGTGGAGATCTGATGGTATCGCCGGCCGGTGGTATGAGTCTGAGCGTTTCACCTGGATATTGCAATATTGAAGGTAAGGTGAGGATCTTCGAGGGAACTTCTAACCTGACACTGGATCCTGCATCTGCTAGTTATCCAAGAGTTGACAGCGTTGTAATCACCTGTGATTACACAAAACGAAGTATAGACATCGGTGTTTTAAAGGGAAGTTATAGTGGCTCGAATCCCGTCCCGGCAGACCTTACGCGGAACATATCAATGTATCAGATTGCACTGGCGCAGGTAGCAGTGGGAGCAGGTGCCACAACGATAACTGACGCGAACATCACAGATACGAGAGCAGAATCCACGCTTTGCGGACTGGTAACAGGGACAGTCCATGAAATAAACATTGACGGTGTGACAAAGCAGTATGCGCAGATTTTTTCAGACTGGTTCCAGTCTATAAAAGACAAGCTGAGTGGTGACACGGCAGGAAATCTGCAGAATCAGATTGATGCACTTACAGAAAAAATAAACGCGGTCAGCATGGACGCCGTAAAACTCTCTTCATCCAATAGTACGTCTGACAGTATTAAATTTGGAATTGATAGTAACGGAAGATATGGATATATAAAGGCAGGTGCGGATGCAGTAACCCCTTTTAGGCTGGGAAATGCAAAAGCTGAAAATGTCCTGGCAGGTAAAACTTTTTCAAATGAGGATGCCTCAGGAATTGAGGGAACGATGCCTGACCGTGGCGTATTTCAATATGCTGGCGGGACAGGAAATGGAAATGGATATTACGCATTAAACCGTATACCTGCAGGGTATTATCACGCCGAAGGCAATGATGCTTCATGGGGGCCGGAAATTAGAATATCTGCCGAAGACGCTAAAAATTCTCAGATGTGGAAGGATGCGTATAACAATGGTTTTGCGAACGGTAAAGCACAACCCAAGACGATAACGCTTAATGTTGGATACGCTAAATCAGGTGATTGGCTTGCTATCCGTATTAACGGAAATCAGGTTGTTTCTAAACAATTTGGTGATTATTCTTCAGGAGTTCACGATGGAATATATTTTACGTTAACGGTATGATTAGCAGTCAAATTCCTTGAATCGTTGCGATTTGTTATGACAATGTTGCCTCTGTCCATTGAACTTCGTATCCTGTTGGAGTTCCGGCACCTGCGCTGTTGATGCGATTTTTAGGTATATCTAGTGTCCATACGCCATCTGACCCCTTCGATACGGTAGGATAAACCACGGAAGCACCATCTGAGTATCTCCAAAATTTTACAGATGAAGGATATCGCAATTTCTTAGTTGCGGCTGCATAACCATTCGCAAAACCGTTGTTTTGCGAACACATAGAAAGGATAAAGAATTGACAATAAGTGAACTAAAACCACAATATGTATTTCAAACATTAGGAACAGGAGTGACGGTCGTTGCGATCGACTTCCAGAAGGGAGCATATATTGACTTAGGAAATCAGGTGGTATCACGGATACAAAATATGCTATCGAATACAAGCATCAAATTTTACACGGTTACAGAAGAAGCATAAGACGCGTACAGAGGTGCTGATGACGGAATGGGATTTTTTGACAGCTTTATTAAATTGGCTAGATGCGCCGGGATTTGCGGACGCGATATTAAAGGTGCTGTTTGCGATCATCGTAGTCTTGATCGTAATAGAGATTGCGCCGGTGAAATGGTCTCCAATCACAAGCATTGCTAGAAAGATTGGGAGAGCAATAAATGCAGATACCAGTGAAAGGTTAAGCACACTTGAAAAGCGTGCCGAAAAAGAAGAAAAGGACAGCGTCCGGATGCAGATGTTGATACTTCTGTCAGATTATCCGGAGAATGTGCAGGAAATCATGGAGGTGTCGAGACATTATTTCCACGACATCCACGGTGACTGGTACATGACAACATTATTTAACAATTGGCTGTCAAAAACACACATTGGACGGCCAGAGTGGTTTAATCCAGACATATAGCATAGGGAGGGAATATGAAACTTGATAATAAGACTTATGACGTATTGAAATTCACTGCTCAGATTGTTCTGCCGGCAGCAGGTACACTGTACTTTGCCTTGGCATCTATTTGGGGATTGCCGTATGGCGAGCAGATTGTTGGAACAATTACTGCGGTAGATACATTTTTAGGTGCGCTGCTCGGGATCAGCACAGCACAATACAATAAGGATGGTGGGAAGTGATTATCCTACTGATTGCGGCGGGGGTGTTTGCCTCCGCTATTTTAATCTTTGCAGGCTGTATTGCAATAGCAACAGCATCAATGTACATGGAGGACTAATGACATATACAGCAAGTCAATTTTTAGAGAAAATAAAACCCATGGTCATAGCCGACATGCAGCAGTCGAAAATTCTGGCATCGCTGACTGCAGCTCAGGCATTGATCGAATCAGGACGCGGAAATTCGAGGCTCGCAGCACCGCCGAACAATAATCTTTTTGGCATGAAAGGAACGTATCAGGGACAGTCCGTATCCATGAAAACGCAGGAATATATCGGTGGGAAGTATATCACCATTACAGCCGTGTTTCGTAAGTACCCAAGCTGGGCGGAATCAATCGCTGATCACTCTGCGCTTTTTAATACATTGAGTCGGTATGCAAATCTTCGCGGAGAACGTGATTATAGAAGAGCATGTACAAATGTGCGATTGGATGGATATGCCACAAGTCCTACGTACACAAATGCTCTGATCCGTGTTATCGAACAGTATCATTTGGATGATTGGGACAGACAGCAAGTTACGTTAGAACATGCCGTGTCTTATGCAGGTATGATCACTGCATCGTGGCTGAACGTCAGAAAAGGGCCGGGTGCGGAGCGCGATGTTGTGAAAAACAGTGAAGGAGAACCATGCATGCTTCCGTATGGCCTGATTGTTGCGATCGGTGGGGAACGTGACGGATGGCTTCGGTTGCAAGGTACGACTTATTGGGTAAGTGCACAGTATGTGCGACATGAGTGACGATATCGGATAGAATTTGATATTCATGATAAAACCGGAGTGCGGCCCTCCGCTTCGATTTTCTGCCCCTCTCACTTATTTGCGAGAGGGGCTTTTATTAAGGAAGAGATCTGAAAGACAATATATGCATTTTGCAAGGGAAATGAGTTTGTGATAAATTAATTTAAATCCCGACGAATCATTAAGCAGCCTTGATTGTTATGCTGAAAAGCAAGAACTGTTCCATGAATACTGCAGGGTTCGAGAACATACCTGAAAGGTCCAGCTTCTGGGTATGTTTTCGAACCCACTCACAGATATCGTCGGAAGAGATCATACGGTCTTTTCCGGCGATATTTATTTACTTGAAATAAAATGGAAATCGATCA